CGCGCATATTCAACGAGCGGTGAATATGCGCGTAGCGCGTCCATACCTTCGAGCCATCCTCAAGCGCGTGCTCGATCACAACCACGTCGCCCTGCCACTCTGGAACCTTGCCGACAAACACAATCACGCCGTCAGCCGCAGCGTACACATTCGCGCCGCTATCTTTGTAGCCGGGCCTGTTCAAATCCGCGCCGGTGTGGTAATGCTTCTTGTCACCATACTGCTTGCCGTAAGGCGAGGCGTCCCACCAGTCGAGGCCGAACACGTTAGCGCCAGTCTCGATCTTGCCTGTGACTGGGCTGCAAAACAGTACGCGCTCAGGAATGCCGCCGCCAGCCTGCGCCAACACGAGCGGCTTGATCTCGTTCTCGAACTGCATGATTACTGCATCGAGCGCGTTTTCGATGACGTAGTGCTTCTGAGAGATTGCCTCAATGGCAGCCTCGAATTTAGCAATTGGTGATGCTGGGTCAGGGTTGGTCACGGCGCCACCTCGATCGTGCCGTCGCGCTCTGTCACGTACTGCCGCAGCCCCGCGTACTGCGCCGTGGCGATGCGGCCAACGAATTTGACATCAGGGTCAACGGGCGGGGGCGGATCAATCGGCGGCACAGTGGCGATGTACTCTGCCAACGCCGGTAGCGCGCGCTCATAGTTGCTATCTCCCCAACCACCGCCGCCCAGCGTCCACGTAGCACACCCGATGACACGCGGATCGGCCATGTAGATCGGATCGTACAGTTTAAGCGCGCGCATAAATTCTGCGTCGCCTGGATGCTTCTCGAACAGAAACTCGCTGACCGCGATAGGCAACAACGCCCCCCGCTGCTCAAGGTAATCAGCCAGCACTTTGTACCGCCCAATCGTGCCGCCGCCAGCAGTGTGGTATTCGTGCAGGCACAGCACCGCGTCAATACCGTTGTCGAGCATGTAGCGGAACGCGCGCGCAATGGCCTCGTATGGCGTTTCGCTTGTCTGCCGCTGCAAGCGCGCCGTCATGCGCTGATTCTTCAACGCAAGCACTGTCTCATGTGCGGCATCAATCACGCGCCGACCTAATGACACCGACTCGCCCGGTATCGGAGGCGTACCGGACGCACACGAGAACAGCGCCAGGCCCAGGCCGCGCCGCTTGAACTCGGGCGCGATGCTGATGTAGTAATCGGCCTGCTCTGAGTAGATGCCGTTGATCTCGTTGAGGATTTCCCAGTAGCGCACGCGTGGATTCTTGGCAGCACGCTCGAAGAACTTACCCAGGTTTACCGGCAATCCGTCAAACTCAGTGAACGCGCCGATGGTGGGCGTGCCAGGCCACAACGCAAGCGCCTCGTCAATCGCGCCGAAGTCGTCGCGGCATTTGACGAGTGAGAGGCTGCGGCCAGCGTCATTGATGCGGCGTAGAAACGCACCGTAGCCTGTGCGGCGCGGGCCGACTGAATGGATCGCTGTCTTGCTGACGACTTGATTCATGTCTGCAACTTTCCGAGGGGTTGTGTTTCGGGAGGACGCCACGCCGGTTCCTCACCGTGTTTCACGACTTGATCGATCAACACCTTGATGCCGTTGCGCCACGCTTTGCGCTCATTCTCAAGCGTGCTGATGCGCTCTGACATTGACTGGTTCGACAGTTCCAGCGACGCGATCTTTTCATGCGCGAGTGTCAGCGCCTTTTCAACGTTGGCCCGCAACAGGCTATCGCGGTCGAATTGCGTTTTCAAATCAGACATCGCGGCCTCCCGTTTAATGTCGCGGTCCTGCAATTCCGCTATTGTAACACGGGCCGCATTGAGCTGTTCTTCGACTACGCCGCGCGCGTCCCTTTCCTTTTCGAGTTCAGCGCGAATTTCCTTCAAGTCCTCTTTGTACTGGCGCTTTAACTCCATCGCGTCTTTGATGTTGCCGCTGTCCGTCTCTGATTCCAGCTTGCGCCGGTTGGCCTTGAGCATGAACCATGTCGGTACATTGATGAGCAAAGATAGAATGATTGCAACGATCTGAGGGTCCACTATCCACCCCGCTTCGGCGGCATGTACCAGGCGTACAGAAGCAACGACACCTGAACTGTCATGCGTAGAGTAACGCTCCAGTCAAACAGGCCCGCGAATACTGAAACGTAGTAAGCCAAAGTCATCACCGTGATCACAATGAACGGGAACCACGCTTTAAGCGATCCGCGATGGGATTTGACCTTGTATAAAATCAGCAGCAGCGTGATCACGCCAACGCTGAATGAGAACAACTCTTGGATGTCGCGCGCGTTCATGGCGTCGGCCTTACCGTTGGTGTCGGCAATGGCGACCAATCACGCAACGTCAACGGGATGTACAACTCAGGCACAAACGTGACTTCACTTGTCGGCGTCGGCCTGTCCACCGCCAGCGGCGACACGGAAGCGCCGGGCTGCGGCGTTGACGTGGAGAGCGCGGCCAGGAGCAGCATGGCGAGAAGCGACGCGATCAAGAGCAGGTAGAGATTGTTACTGTGTCGCATTTGCAAACAACCTACCGATCGTCTTGCTGTTTTTATTCATCGAGCGCCTGACGTGTATCGCGCCGTTTCCGTATGGCGTCCCACCATACCCGGGCGCTCTAAGCGTTGCGCAGTTTGCGTCATCGATTGTGACATCGAAATCAACGCCAGAAGGCAACCCCACGTGCTGGAAGAAATCTTGACCGTACCTAATTCTGTTTCGCTTGCTGAACTTCATGTGTTTCTCTTTCGCCCGCGCCGCTTTTGCGCCTCTCCCCAGAGACACAGCCGTATCGGTTACGGTTGCGGCGCGGGCTGCAAAAGGAGGACGGCGTAAGAGCCGTGCCGCCCTACGCCGTCTACTTGCCGCCGATTTTGTTTGCGACCGCGCGGGCCACCGACTCACCTGGCACCGTCGGGAAGAACACCGTCAACGCGGCGTTGACAACGATCAACACGATGACGGTCACCGTCTTGACGTCCTGCGAAACGGAATCGAGCGCGACAAGTGCCGCTCCGACGGTGCTCACGAATGTACCGAAACGAAACCAACTGACTACGGGCTGCGGGTCCATGTGATCTCCTTTGCTGATTTACCGCCATGCTCAGACATCGCGTGCAACTGTCAACCAGTATACGCCATTTGTGCGCCGCATGTCAACTACCTGCTACAGCGCCGCACGCACCGTGCGAAACCACGAAAACGCGCAAAATGTCTAGCGTTGCGCACTTTCTCATCATGCGCTAATCTTGCTTTCATGTGCCATTAATGTTGCTGTTTTATACTGTTGTCAATCAAACGCACGGAGGAATGAAATGAAAAGCAAATTGAACATCGAACTCGTGAAGCACGCGAATGGTATGGTCACATTGTACAGCGTAGCGCGCCAGGCAGTCGTGTTCCAGACAAGCGACGCAAGCAGGGGAGACAAAGAAAAGCGAGCGCGAGATGTTGCGGCTTCTTACGGATGGAAGATTGTAAAAGTTGTCAACGCCTAGCGCCCCACCCACGCCCCGCGCCGCGCAGACTCAAGGCCACCAGGCAACGGCGGCGCGGGGTAGACTACGAAGCAGGAGATGCACATGAACGAAGATCGAACCTACCGACTTTACCGCCGCATCGCAGAACTTGAACTGCAACTAACCGCAGTCAAGATCGAGCGCGACGAACTCAACGCGGCCTTCACGTCTCTCTCGCAGTTGGTGTACGAAAATCAGCCACACCTTATAGCCGCCGAAGTGGCGCGGCGCAAGCAGGAGCAGGAGGAGCAATCATGACCGCAGTCGGCGTCATCGGCCTCGTCCTCAGCATCGTCGGCCTTGCGCTCAACGCGCATCACCGCAAGTTGGCGCAGAAGATTTTCGTGGTAGGTAACATCATGTGGCTGGCCTACGGCATCGACAAGCAGTTGGCCGAGGTCATGGCGGCGCAGTCGATCTATCTTGTGCTCAATGTTCGCACGGTGCGTGCGTGGGGCAGAGAAGCGAACGCCAAGGTTATCATAGCGGAGGCGCAATAATGACCACCTGCACACACGACCCATTGTTCACGCATGACGGGCGCTGCTCGAAGTGCCACCCGCGCAAACGTGTAGTCATGGTGCAGCACGCTGACGGCACACGCGAGATTGACCCGGAGCACATGGCTGAGTTGAGAGATGATGACATCGCAACGCTGGAGGCGATGTGCAGCAACGACGTGAAGTGGACGCACTACAACAGCGCCACCGAAGGCGCATAAAGGAGCCGAATGGGAAACGCATTAGCATTACTCCCCGACAAGCAGCAGTTGAAGCAGGTTGACGATCGTATCAAGGCGATGCTTCCGGGAGGATCGAAGTTGCAACCCGGCGAGCGTTTCGCGCTGGCGCAGATCGCGGTAGCGCACGGACTAGACCCGTTCAACGGTGAGGTGTGGTACATCCCGAATCGCGGGCCGATGATCGGGATCAAGGGCTTGCGCAAGAAGGCGCGCGAGCAGGTGCAGGGAAATTTCTGGATCGACTTCCGCGAGATCGTTGACGCGGATGAGCGCAAGCGGTACGGGATTGAGGTTGGCGCGCTGGCATTCGAGGCCCGCCTGTTCGACACGGAAAACGTCATGACCTATTGCGGTATGATCGAGCGGATGACTAAGGCGGGCATTCCGTGGGATGCGGTCAAGGTCATGCTAGGCGACAAGCCGTACACCAGCGGGATCGGAGTGCTGCGCCAGAGTGAGCAGACCAAGATGGAGCGCGTACAATGCGCGATGAAACGCGCAGAGGCCGACGCTCTCAAGCGCCGCTTCGATGTTCCGTTTGGCCTGACGATCGAGGCCGACGTTGATCCAGCAGACGCGCCAGAGTGGAAGATCGACGGTTCTACGGTTGTAGATCACGACGATGATCCCAAGGCTGAGTTTGAGCGAATCAGCGCAGGCGCAACGCAAGAGGAAATCGCTCTCGCGCTCGATGAGGCTGGCGGAGATTACGAAACCGCAACGCAATACTTGAGCAAGCGCATCAATGAGCGCAAGTTAAAAAACGGCAAGAAGCAATTGGGACGCGACGACGAAGGACTGTAGCGCAACCGTAACCGCGCCGCTGCCTGTGGACACCGTGACGCTTGCGGACCACAGGCGGCGGCAAACTGAGAGGAGAAATCATGAACAGCGCACTACCAGACGAAGCCACCACGCGCAACGCCAAACTGTACCTTGATGATGCCTTCTCGTCTGACCCAACGCTCAGCCGCATGACGGCGATCATGCTGCTACAAGACGCCTTCGCGCTCATGTTCGTGGAAGCGGAGGCCGTGTGGAACTTGTGGAAGAAAGAGCGATTCGAGGTGACGGCATGACTCCCGACTACGACACCACCAACTGCCGCCGCCTGATCTCCGCTACGCTCCTGGCCGCCGTGAAGGACGCGGCCAGCGGCACCCTGAGCGTGCGAGCCGCTGCTGTCGAATGGATGAGCACGGACGAGGCCAGCGAGATGGCGCAGGCGATCGGCCTAAACGTATGGCCGCCGACGCGCGTCATGGTAGCGGAGTACCGCGCGAAGTTGCAGCATGGAGGATAACGCCATGAGTAAAATTCATAGATACATCGGTGGTCTTAAGGCAGGTGACAAAATTACCTGTACGGATAAAGATGGAATAGTTATCTCTGTAACCATTCTTGAGATTTCGATTGACCCGACATGGCGAGAAGATGGATACACCATGCTAAAAGTTCACCACGAGCCGTCAGGGAAAGATGGCATGTTGTCGCTGCACGAACTCGCGTCATGGTTTAAGCAAGCGGAGTGGAGCGTAGTAACGCCATGACGATATGCCTGCTACTGCTCGCCGTGTGCGCCGTGTTGACCGTGATCGCGCTGGCAATGGCGCGGGCCGCGGAGGACTGAGAGGATGAGTAACCACCGGAGATCACATGACTTATCTTGATGGTGCAAAAGACGGAAAGCATTACTGGCTAACGCCAGAAGATCTAATGGCCGAACTAGACGCGGAGTTTGAATTTGATTTCGACCCATGCCCGTATCCGCGCCAGGAAGAATTTGACGGCCTGTCTGTGGAATGGGGAAAGAGCAACTACGTCAATCCTCCGTTTGGTGGGCACATACACAACGGCAAGAAGATTGGACCTACTGCGTGGGCGCGCAAGGCAATCGAGGAATCAAAGAAGGGGAAGCGCGTTGTGTTTGTCTACCCTATCGATCGCTGGGTGCTCATGATGATTGCTGCAGGAGCAAAGATAACAAGCCTTGGTGACGTTAAGTGGTGCGCAACCGAAGATGGAAAGCCTGGACCTGGAACCGGGCGATGGATTGCGCGCTTTGTGCTAGACGGATCCAATGACGAATAGCGCATGTCCAGCAAGCGCCACTTTCGCCGCCGCTCGTGCACCGGCAAGGTGCGCTATGAAACGTCAGCCGAATCCAAGCGCGCGCTGTACTGCGCTACGAAGAAGTACGGCTACACGGGCCACATGCACGTGTATAAATGCCAATTCTGCGGCGGCTACCACCTGGGCCACGCCGCGAAACGATAAAGGAGAATGAGATGGGATACTACACGGCGTATACACTAACGTGGAAACCGGTAAACAACGGTAAATCATTTGAGTTTCCAGCGTGCCCGCACGACGTGCCTGCAACGGACAAGTTCTGCCCGGAGTGCGGTGTTAAGAATGTGCCAGTTCTTCTCGGAGAGAAAGTCGCCTTGTACATCAAGGCGAACGAAGAAATGTCATACTGCCTCAGTGACGAAGGGGATTCCGATCAGGCCGGCAAGTGGTACGACCACGAAAAAGACATGCGTGACATGAGCAAGAAATTCTACGGCGTACTTTTTACGCTTCACGGAGAAGGAGAGGAGTCGGGTGACATCTGGAATAAGTATTTTTTGAACGGGAAGTGCCAAGTAGCAAATGCGCGCATTGTAATTGACAAGTTCGATCTAGCGATGATGTCATGACCCTCACCGACACCATGACCGACCTCCGCGCCGAAACCGCGCGGCAACTTTACGATGACTGGCATGGGCACTACGTGCCGCGCCTACGTCAGCCGCAACTGACGCCGCGTGCGCGTGCCCGGACTGCACGGCGCGCGAGATCGAGCGCTGCCGCGAGCGTGCAGGCGCGGGCGCGGTGGGTTGACAGGGTGTGGTATAATGAATGTGCAGAACTTAATCGGCACAGGTGGCGCTGACCGATATTAACATGACTAGGGATCAAAGCATACGCCCCTCGTGGGTTGAGTGTTGCGGATGGTTTGCCCTTCCCTAGCCAGGGCATGGCCCGCCAGCCGCCAGCCGCAGCACTCAGAACACGCAGGGGCGTTTCTATTTTTGATTGGAGCATGTAATGTCATCAATGCCTTGGGTTAAACTCTACACAGAGATGCTTGACGATGCAAAGATCGGGCGATTGCAGGACGCCGTAAAGTGGCGTTTTGTGTCGCTCGTTTTGCTTGCTGGTGAATGCGACCAGGACGGCGCACTTATAATCAGCGATAAGCCCATGAGCATTGATGACATTGCGTGGCGAATGAGAATCACGCGTGAGCAATGCGAGACAGAGATCGAAACGCTGCTCATGTGTGGAGTAATTTCTCTCGATGACGACCTGTACTACTTGCCGAAGTTTAGCGACAGACAAGGCAGGCCGCAGAGCGAAAGGCGCGCAATGTGGCGCGAACGTCAAGCACGGCTGCGTGAACGAAAAGAGACAGACGAAAGTGTCACGCGTGAATCACCAGTGACTAACGCGTCTAGAGTAGAGAAGAGTAGAGAAGAGAAGAGTAGATCAAGGGCGTCAAAGACGCCTACCCCACCGCAAGTCGAGTCATACCGCAAAGCGGCACACCGTTACCCGAACAAGAGTCTCTACAGTATCATTTGCGAACACGTCAAAGACGATGAGCAAAGCTTGTTGCTTTTTGAGAAGATCGTTACAGGATGGATAGCAATGGGCTGGAACCCCTCAAACATCAACGGCATTTTAGAGTTTGTAGACAAGGGTGAGATTCCACATCGAAACGGCCAGAACGGCAACGGCAACGGTCACAAGCCTGATACGCAAGAGCCGCCCGCACCAAGAAAGGTTTACCGATGAGCGACAGAATGCCTCCGGCAAACATCGAAGCAGAAGAGAGTGTACTTGGTTCGATCTTGATTGACCCGTCGTGCATGGCGCGTGTGTCAAAGATCATTACTCCATGCGACTTCCTCATCGTTAAAAACCAGTGGGTAATGTCGGCCATGATCAGACTGCGCACGTTCGGCAAGCCGATCGACTTCGTTACCGTTTGCGGAGCGCTGGGCGATGACGGCAAGCTAGACGAGTTGGGCGGCCCTGCTTACATCTCGCACCTGGTCAACTCCGTGCCGACATCTATTCACGCGGCAGGCTATGCTGAGATGGTGCGCGACGCAGCCATTAGCCGATCGCTGATCGAAGCCGCGTCCAACATAGCAAAGATCGCCTACGACGGCGAAATGAACGCTGAACAAAAGACAGCTCAGGCGTTGTCAGAAGTGAAACGCTCTAACCATCGGGACCACGGCAAGATCAAGTCAATCGGCCAGGCCGCAGCCGAAATGGTGACGCAGTTGGAGCAGTTCGCAGAGTACCCGCTTGGCGTTGACGAAGTGCGCGGCCTGTCTACTGGATTCCCGTCTATTGACAAACTCACCGGTGGATTCATGCCTGACGAGCAAACAGTATTAGCCGGGCGCACCGGCACAGGCAAAAGCGCGCTGGCATTTCAGATTGCGGCCAACATTGCGCAGCACGGGCGCAAGGTCGCCGTGTTTTCGCTCGAAATGGCAGAGCGCATGATCTGCTATAGGTTGGCATCGTCCGAGATCGGTGTGCCGTACCAGGACATGCTTAGAGGCTGGATGGACGCTGACGGCTGGGAGCGCATCTACAAAGCGTTGAGCAAGTTTGACGCCATGCCGATCTTCATCAACGACTCAGCAAGCCAAACCGTCGCATCAATTGAGGCCGATGTAGCCGCGCTTGATGACTGCGATTTGTTCATCGTTGACCACTTGCGGCTGATCAAGGATTCGCGCAAGAATGAAAACGAGGTGTCGCGCCTGGGCCGCTTATCGATGGAACTGCGCCAGATCGCGCGCGACTACCATACGCATTGCCTCCTGATTACTCAACTCAATCGGGGGCTTGAGAACAGAGACGACAAGCGCCCGACGTTGGCAGACATCCGTCAGAGTGGTGAGATCGAGGAGAACGCCGACAACGTTTGGGGGATGTACCGGGCGCACGATGACAAGTCGGTGCTGTGCATATCGCCTCTAAAGAACCGCAATGGCGAGGCCGGGATTGACGTTGTGGCCGAACTGAATTTCGACGCGCAATACATGCGCTTCGGAAGGGCTGAGAGGCTACCACTTGGCAGCGTGGCATAGTGTCGAGTATAAAGACTACATGCGATCTTACGCATGGGTGCAGCGCAAGCGTAGGCTGTACGCAAAGCGCGGGCGCGTGTGCGAGATGTGCGGCGCAGCGTCTTACCTTGAAGTACATCACAAGAACTACGATCGCCTTGGTCATGAATTAGACGACGATTTGCTAATCGTTTGTGTAGACTGTCACCCTAAAGCGGATAGACAGCGCGTGGAATGGGAAGCGCGGCGCAAGCATCAACGTGATAACCCGGTGCGCTGGCGAACGCTTGAAGAGATCGAAACGTTGACGATGAGGTTAATCAAAAATGGACAGTAACCAAACGCCTCCCACACCGCCCACCCTGGCCGCCGCCCTGCCGCTGGTGGCCGATCGTTTGCGCGGCTTGACGGTGGACCTGAGCACTGCTGTAGTTGAGCGGTACGGCTACCAGTTGCCCGGCGGCGGCTGGGCGTGGTGCTGGGGCGTGACGGTGACGATGTTCGACAAGGAGATCGAATGATGAGCAAGTACAGACTTTACTTAGGCGATTGCTTGGAGTTCATGCGCACGCTTGACGCGGGGAGCGTGGACGCCGTCGTGACCGATCCGCCGTATGATGAGCGAACGCATAAAGGTGCAGTCGTTGGCCGTGAAAAGATACCGCAGGGCGGCATCGGTAATGTTATTCTTGGAGTTGATTTTGCACACCTTGAAACGCAATCTCAATTAGCGCGCGAGTTCATTAGAATTTCAGCGACGTGGTCGATTGTGTTTTGCACATTCGAGGACATGGGGAAGTGGAGAGACGAGGCGGATAAATTCAACGCCTGGGTGCGCGCTGGAGTTTGGGATAGGGTAAATCCCGCACCCTGGATGCGTCGCGGAAACGTGATCGGAGAGGTGAGTTTCGACGTGGCGAAGCGCTGGGGCACGGTCGGGCGCGGGATGAAGAACGCGTGGGTGTGCAGGGTTGTGGAGTAGAACAAAATTGCTACTTGACACGTTATATAACAGCGGGTATAATGTAGTAAATCGGGAGCATGGAGGCAAGCCATGAAGCGCGATATTATCATCAATAATCAACGAAGCGCTCCGTTATTTCTTGTGCTTGAATCCGTAGTGAATGGCGATCATAGCGAAGATGCAATGGCCGCGCTGTATTTCGCGGCGAAAGAATATCGTCAAAGTGCACCAGGGTATGCTCAAAGGCGGATTGACGGTATCCCGTCTCGTGAGACGACAAGCGATACAAGCGACATTACAACCGCATTACGAGACGAGGACTTCGTGTCCCTTAATAGAATATATGACAGGTGGCTAGCGTAAATGACACAGAATCAAAACGACCCCACCCGCAACGCCCGCCAAGCCCGCCGTGTGGCCGAACTGCAAGCCGCCGCCGAGCGCGACGGCTTCGCGTCGTGGTCCACGGCGCTTACCGCGTGGAAGCGCGGAGAATACCGACTCGTGAAGTCTGACGGGTACACGATACATGATAAAGCACCATTGCGTCAGCGCACTAACTAGCGAGGTCGGTCGGCGCGAGATGGATGAATGCGAGTTTGGTTGCTCAAAATGAAATGTTCTAACTGCGGTCATGACGAGAAAGAGCATTGGCGTTTTCCGCTAACTGGAAAATTCAGGAAACTAGCTGGTCCGTGCAACCACGGCGGATATAGGCACTGTGGTTGCGAAAAGTTCGCTGGCATGGTGCCTGCACAGAAGCGCAAGCGCACCGCCGCGAACGCGTGATTGTCAATAGTACTAAATCACCATTGCCACCACAGCGCGATCAAGCGCATACTGTAGACGCCGATTAGCCGCCACTGTAACCCGCGCGATAGAGTATCCCGGCCAATGGCCTTATGGGTGAAAGCGCGGCGCGGTCGGTCGGCTCAGTATGAACGCGGAGGACGGGCAATGAAAGTAGTAATCGACGGAATTGAGTATGTGCCAGTGGCAGAAGCATCACCGAATGCAGAGCAGATCGCTCGCGGGATCATGGACTCGTTTTGGGGAAGTAGCATACCTGACTACACAACGTGGCAGGAAGAGGCTAAGTCTCTGTACGTTGAGTGTACAGATTTACCTAGCGCCGGGTGCGACACGCAAGTTATTGATGTGGTGTCCGCAATTTTGAAGCGGATCAGCGCTGCTTGATGTCGGCGCAGCAGTCCGCGCCAGATTCGGCGGTCACGCAGGCGGCGCGGTGAACTTACGGAACGGTGAACACATGACACGACTATGCTCTAACTGCCACATTCACCAACGCTTGCCGCGCAGCAACTATTGCTCTGCCGTGTGCCGTGAGCAGTACCGCGCAGAACACAAGCGCGACAGACACGGCAGCAACGGCACACGCGGCAGGCCAGCACAGCCGCCGAGCTGCCCGGTGTGCGGGGAGATGATCTCAGTGGTGAAGGATTGCAGGTGCCCGCAGAACTGATAACCCTCATTAGCTAATGAGATTTATCTCCGAAAGGAAAGCGAAATGGGAAACGATGTTTTAAGTAGCATTGAAGTTCACTGGTCGCTAGAGCGTATTAACGATGATCGCTGGTGCGTCTACGATACCGATTCTGGTGAGACACTTAGCGATGCCAATACTCCAGAGGATGCCATAGCAAATGCGCACATTTCGCCTCTTACCCCGGCGCAACAAAAGTATTCTCCACGCTACGCATGGATCCTGCTTAGAACCGATGATAAAACGGTTCACGATCTGATTCACGAGCGGCGGGTCAGGCATCTAAAACACGGATACGACGCGGTGCATGACGACAGCCATATTGATGGCGAGTTGATCAAGGCTGCGCAGTGTTACATTGCCAATTATAACGGGTGGAAAGAATCAGAGCCGCCTATGCTCTGGCCGTTTGAGAATGGCTCATTCAAAGTGTCAGAAAGCGCAGTCGATAATCTTGTCGAGGCAGCCGCGTTTATCGTCGCAGAGATCGAACGCTTGCAACGCAAGAGCAGCTAAAAGAGATTATCACATGACACACAAACACGGGCGCACCGACGCAAACCACACAGAGATCGTCAATGCGCTCCAGGCCATCGGCGCGAGCGTGACCAGCCTCGCCGACGTTGGCGGTGGGTGCCCGGACTTGCTTGTCGGGTATCGAGGCCAGAACATGCTGCTCGAAGTAAAAGACGGTCGCAAGCCGCCCAGTGCGCGCGGCCTGACCGCCGCTGAGCAGAAGTGGCATGACACATGGCGCGGGACGGTGTACATCGTCTACAGCGCGATGGACGCCGTGACGCTGGTCAACACGATGACGCTAGAGCCGGACGAGTTGCCGTTCACGTAGCACACAGAAAGGACTGTCATGATTAACCTACTCGCAGCAATCGCCAAGGCCCGCCGCAAGATGGCGAAGGCGTCGCGGAAGATCAACCGCAGGATGCTGTAGGTGTTCTCCGCTTAGTTAGAGACGGTGTTGACAGCGCGCAGGTAGTTGTGATACACTGTATTTATCCTTGCTAACGGTGCTAAGATTAAATGCAAAAATCAGCGAAGTCAAATCAGCGCGGTAAATCAAGTGCTAATGACGCTAAGAGTAAAGCCGTATCTAAGTCCACTCGCGCAAAGATGGCGCGGAAGATCGAGCAACTTAACGCAGACCCGCACCGATTTACATACGAGCAAATTAGCGCAGCGATGGGTCATGAATCAGGGTATGCTCACCTAGTTCAAAAGGGCGGGCGCGTATCTCCAACCAAGATCGAGGCGCAGGCGTTAGAGGCGATGTACCAAACCGCTATGCGTTCATCTAATATGCTGCGTAGCGACGTTGACAAGCGAAACAGGATTTTCGGTATGTGCGCTCAGATCATGCGTCTTGTCGAGGAACTATGACTGGCAAGTGGACGTGCGTTTACTGTAAAAAGAAGTTTGACAGTGGCGCTTCTATTTGCCTTTGCTCTATTGAGTGCGCAGACTTACGCGCAATAGGTCTAAAGGACAATTACCACAATGAGTATACAGAGTGCTTATCGTGTGGTAAAAGGTTGTCAACAATAAGACCTCGAAAGTTTTGCGACAAGCGGTGTAGCGATGACTACAAAGCCAATAGCAACCCGGTCAAAGTTAATATCGTAAAATCTACAAAGCGCGTTGGGTTTGATAAAGAGACGGTGTCGGCAGTGATGAAGGAATACGGGTATACATGCGTTTATTGTGGCGGAACCGCTGAGGCTATAGATCATGTGTACCCGGTATGCAAGGGTGGCACTAATGACAGGCGTAATCTTGTTGCGTCGTGTGATCGGTGTAACTCAATTGCAAGTGGAAAAGACTTTAGAAGCGTCACTGAAAAACAGCAATACATTTTATCGCGCAGATGACAAGTTGGGCATCAACCCGCGAACGGCGCAGAAGTTGGTCAAGAAAGACGAGGTGCAGGAATGAGCGCATTGGATGCACTTGTTAAGCATCATTTAGAAAACACGTGTAAGGAGACTGATGAACAGAATTGTGTATTCGTTCAGGACTTGATCTCCCTCCGCGCCGACAACGCGCGCTTGACTAAAGAGCGGGACGCGCTGCGCGAGCAGGTGCGCACGGCGCGCGAGTTGCTAACGACGCTGGAATGGAACGACTGGAGCGCACAAGTTGATGCCTGGATCGCCGCGAACGCGACTAAGCAGACGCCGGAATCGGATCGCACATCATGAGTAAGATAACTAATATTGAATTGTCTAAAATCATTATGCACGTATACTGGTCTGCATTTGACGATGGGCGAATGCTTGGGAAAGACAAGTCTCCATCCATGAAAGAATTTCGTAGAGCAAAGTGTGTTGGTGAAGTGGCAATGAAAGACATTAGAAAACTAATCAAGAAATCGAGGTCGGTTAAGCCATGACGCCGCTCATCTCGCCCGCACACATGCGCCCGCAGCCCGTAGCCGACCCGCTCACCGTCAAGCCGCAGTACACCGGCCAGGCGTCGGCGCTGTGTCCGAACACGCAGCGCGTCGTGTTTGTGCCGCGAGACACGCACGACAACGAGTGGAAATACTGCGAGGCGTGTCAATCGTGTCACCGAGTTGTGTTTCTTGGTGGTGACATGCACAAGCCAGCGCTAAGGAGTTTATGAACGACAGCACCAAGAAGCGCCCGTACTACATCGCGCCTGAGAAGAAGTCAACCGCATCATCGCTGCTAGCAGACTTGAAGCGCGCGCTAGGCTTCGGCAAGGCCGTGGTCAAGCGGCCAAGTGACGAGACGATGAAGAGGATTGGATGACGAAATCAATCACGAAGCGACTAGATGACGTTTGCAGTTGCGGACATGCTCTCAGGCGTCATGATTGGTCTGCGGCGTATCTTAAGCCGTGCATGACGCGCGGGTGTATGTGCTGGAAGTATCACAAGCGCCGCACAAAAAACGCAACCGCGAAAAGGGCGACATCGTAACCATGAAAAACTTATTCGGCCTCGTCATCGGCCTAGTCATCCTAGCATTCATCGCGGAAAACGGCGGCGTGAAGTTCGGCTCGCCCGCATCGCCGCTCGCCTTGCCACCTGTGCAGCGGACAGCGATCTACGCGCCAGCCGAAGCCACGCGTCAGGCCGGTGGCGCGCTGTCGGCGATCAGCGCTGGCGACGCAGCCGCGCAAGAGCTGGAGGCGGCGCGGGTGTACGCGCAGGCCGCGCAAGAGCAAGCGCTAAAGGCGCGCGAGGTTGCGACGTTGCAAGCCGTTGCCGCCACGCAGACGGCTAATGACATCACCGTGAGCAAGGAGTACGCGACGTTGACGGCGGTGTCGTTACATGCCACGGCGCAGGCGATCAGCATGACGGTTGCGGTTGACCGCGAACAGTACGCGGCTAGCATCGCGGCTGTCAAGGCCACCGCGCAAGCGTCAACTGACGAGATGATGAGCAGGGCGCATGACGTGGACGCGGCTAAGGCGCGCAGTGAAGGGATGGACGGGCTGTTAAAATTCGTGTGCTTGCCGACGATCGTCATCATGCTCGCCATTGCGTTGTACGCGCTGTACCTCACGGTGAAGCGGATCGAGCCGACGGCCAGCCAGAAAGAGATCGCGGCGTTGCGCGATGAACTTGACGACTTGCGCCGCGCCAGCGAAGCACACGACGATGAGGAGGAAGTTGAGCACGCGCCGCAAGACGCATCCGCGATTGAGAAGTTTGCGAAGTTGCGCTCAGGCCGGGCTGCCGCGATCCGGTACGTGACAGACTCAATCAGGGCCACGAGCGGGACAGCCGCGAAGTTGTTGTCGGCTACGGAGTGGGAGGCGCTGCCGAATGGAGCGCCGCGCGCTACGCATACCGCTGCGGTGGGGTATCTGCGCGATGTCATGAGCGCCGTCTACGTGCAGCAGGGGCGCGACCAGGGCACGTACATCAACGCCGACGTTGGCGACCTGGCGTCGTTGGCGGCTAAGATAGCGGCCACTCCCCCACCCTGATCTATGTGTCTGACCGCGTACTTTCGAACAGTACGCGGTATGCGGTATAACGCCATATACGGGACGATATGCGGTAATACGCGGTCGAGAGGGGAAATATGGGGGTTTGGATATGATGATTGTTTGCTGGACAACTATAACGGAAGATACGGATTGGCACGAGAGATTCCGCGAATCTCTTTGGCATTACCCGTATCACGGGTCAGAAAGCGATGAAGATATGTACTGCGGAGTTAAAAATCCAGAGCGTCCACGGCGATTAGATAATAAGGAAATAGACTTTGCTTATACCGACGGAGTGGCAACATGCAAGCGGTGCCGTAGGTGCGCTTGGGAATGACCGGCACACCCTACGCCCGACACGGCTCCTACTGCTCATTCTCGCTCACGCTCACGCAAAGGAGATAGTTATGCCTGTTTGCTGTTTAGATTGTGGTGCAGAATACGAGAATCTTGGGCTAGATATGGTTTTGCCAGATCAGCAGTGGAAGGCGATATGTCCAGAGGATAAGATTTTATGCGCTAACTGCATTTGCAAGAGAGCGGAAAAGTTTGGCGGTAATGCTGTTCTAGCGTGGGTAAACAGTATTGATTGGTCTCTGGTTCCTGGTCACTGGCAAAGCGAATGCGCGGATCATACTACTCATTCAGCCTAGTGCTCACGCCGCACCAGTCGGCCATCCTGCAATGCGTCGCCGAGGGCCTGGACTACGGACAGATCGCACGCGAGTTCGGCATCCAGCGCCACACCGTTGTGCACCACCTACAGAGCATCCGCGAGCGGCTGGGCGCGCGCACGACTGCGCAGGCGGTGTACATCGCTGTGCGCGTGGGCGCGATCAGGGGGTAGGCTATAGGTACCGCTTAATGATCGTTGCAAACGCTGTCACTCCCGCTGGCGACAGATGAACTCTGTCGCCTTTGTCGTATGCCGTTACAAGATCGTCCAATTCCCCCGTGCTGATGCGCGTCTGACCCATTTCATCGTGACACCTGATCAGAGTAGCACCGTTTGAGGCGCACCACGTTGCTAGATTGTCATTCCATGTTCTGATAGTCGCACTCTGTCCATCGGTGAAATTTGTGTCCGGCAGAATCTCATCGATCAACAACGTTTGACCAACTCCGAGTAACCCAGCGATCGTGTTTAAGTCTGCTTCAACATCTGCCCATGTCCGCGACTGCTGGATATCGTTGATCCCGGCGTGAATGACGATCTTTTTCGCCTGTGACGCCACTGCTGACACCATGCCAGTTGACGCGACCCATGCAAACGTCTGCCCCGCTTTCGCGTGATTCTGATATTCAAGATTTGCTCCCGCTAACGTTCTAATCGCGTTTGCGGGCTCACTGCTGTACGCTGTACGCGGGTTGGGGACCGTGGCCGTATCATAGCGGGGGCTATACACCACCTGACCAGCCATGATGCTATCGCCCGTCACAGCGAGGTAGGGGGCACGCCCGATAAATTCAAGATCGAGAATGAAGTTTAGCCCGTTGGGAAAATTACTTGATCCAGTAACGTCGCTGGTAGCATACTGTATATCTGGACTTGCGCTTGTCTTGATGCTGATCGCTGGTCGATTTGCAGGAGCCGCACCGGGCCCTAGCCAAACACTAGGCACACATCCTGGCTCAATTGCGATAGGCGTAGCTAAAGTAATTTGCTGTAGCCCTGTTCCAGGAAACGTGAATGCGGCTGTTTCAGCGATCATGTCATATTGATTCGTGGCTATGTTAGGGTAAAACGTTTTTAGTTTAACGTCATTCGGATCACCAATCACTTTGACGTATGCCCACACGCTCTCAACGTAACCATACTGCCACGTTTGCCACGTCTGCACGGCAAGCCCGCGATCGATGATTGTCATTCCGCCTGCATTAGCACCTGCGTTGAGGTTGTTGTTGTCTGCGAAATCAGCGTGAGCCAATCCGCACAGCGTCACGGCGGGCGCATCCGTAAAGCGCCACGCGATCAATTTGTCAGCCAATGTTTCAAGCGCGCTTGCTCTCACCGCATTCAACCACACATGGTTCATGCCAGCGCCCCTATAAGCGCCCACGTATCTGTGGCCGTCTTCTCAAGCGCGGCGTTGGCGTACTGCCCGGACATAGCCAGCGACGAATCGAGAGAGTTGATCGTCACGCCGCCAGCCGCCGCAACGGTGAGTAGTCCAGCGCCGCCCTGCCGCAAGCCGATCACTGTACCTACCGCAAACGCGACCGTTGCGTTGAGCGGGACCGTCAGCGCGATCGGATTGACGTTGGTGCATTGCACGACTTTACCAGCATCGGCTAAGACGAGTTGATAGGTCGTTCCTGTCTGCGCGTTGACCTGTATCGCGTGCGCCGTGGCGTCGGCGTTGTGCGCTGTGACGGCGAGATCGGAGTATGTCCGAGCGCCGCCGTCACTGACATACACCTCGTACACGGTCGGCGAGTAGTTGACTGTGTAATCAGCCATTCCACACCGCCGTGCTTAACACGAGACTTCCGACCGCGAAACGCTCTTTCGTTGTGCCGCTGATCATCCACGCCTCATACCCGATCCGATCGAATCGGTACGCGCTGGTTGTGCCGGTCGTTGCGCTGTAGGTAATGCGCCCGATCGCAGCGCTGACAAGCCCGGTGAACAGAAGGCCTGACGCAGACAGGTACGCGGTTTGTCCGGTCAGGTTGCGCGCGGTCGCGCCCTGCTTGAGATCGAAGTTTGCCTCCCAGGTGTAACCTTGCTCGATGATTACCGGATCAATGAATGCTGCTGCCATACCTCACCATCCTGTAGCGCTGACGCGCCGCCAAAAGTTATCGCCAAATGCCACGTACAGATAATTCGCGCTGTAGCGCAGTTCGCCACTGTATCCACTCGCGGCTGTTGCGGTGGGGGCGTTGTTCGCCATGCGGTAGTTGGCATCCATCGCCTCAAGCCGCTCAACGCGCCGGCGCAGCGCCGCTATCTCCCTGATCAGATCGTACTCACTCATACGACTCCAACTTCGCTTCGATCTTTTCGTTGCCGCCATCGTCAACCGATCCGCTCACGGCCCTGATCAAGCAGTTGAACTGCCTTCCGCGATGAGAGGCCGTCACGCGATCACCAAAAAACCAGTCGCGGCCATAGCGCGCGCGATCCGAATCTACGATCGAGGCCGTGAATGACTTGGCGGGTCGTGACTCAATCAACGCTGAATTTGCCGCGCTTGTCACGCCTGCTTCTGTAGCGTCTCCACGCGCGTCTACGAATTGCTCCGATCGCCCGAAGACGCTTGCTCCCGACCGTGTTGCATCGGTTGCGGTCTTGATAATCCGGTTGGCCTGTACACCTTGCCCGCCAGCGTAGATGTAGTTGGATTCCTCGTCCCAGTCGATTGTGTAGACTGGCCCGCGCAAGTTCCCAAACTCTTTCGAGAACACAACCGGACTGATTGCGCTGCTTGAAGTACGGTCAAGGCCGGGCTGTCCTTTGTAGGTGCGGAAGGTGAACGCGGTTTCGCTGGTGTGCTCAAAGTCGAAGTATATTTCAGTTCCGTTCTGGCGCGCAATGTCGCTGATCTCGCGCAACACCTGCAACACCTTGCGGTATGAAAACGCCTTCGTAATCGACGGCCCCAATGATAGATCGGCTTCCACGCTCAGATAGGTAGTGCTGATTGCGCGCGCCGTGTCTGTGGCAGTTGCGCCTAAGTTCTGCCTGACCACGTCCTTGATCATGTCGTCTGCCTGATTAGACTGCGCCGCCTGCGCCGACTCCGCAGCGTAGGCCACCACGCGGCGATTGAGTAGGTCTTTTAACGACGGGCCGCTGACGGTCGTCAATTCGTTGTTGTTGTCGTCTGTGGCGTAGCGGAAGGTCCGCATCAGACCGTAGAACTCGCGGTACATTGATCCGCCGACCGGCTTACGCCAGATCGAGACGCGGCGATCGGTGTCGAGCATGGAATCGTAGCGCGCATCCAGCGCCAGCGAGAATCTGCCGCGATCATTGATGACATGCGCCCACGACAGCGCTATAAAGCCGTCAATCAACTGTATGCGCGTGCCATTGTCTTGATGTATCCAGACTTCGTAACCTGTCCCGCCCAGTGCCATTTAACTTGTTCCGTCGATTGACCAGTGCGTAGGTATCCAACTCGCCATCATAACGATCCCGGTCGTTGTTCCGCTGATAAACGCTGCGATGGTATTTGAGCCGGGTGCGATACTCCATGTAGAGAAATCGCTCCCAGGCAATACTGCATCGTAAATCTGCCCACGCGCTCCGCTCGTAAAGTAGATAGTGCCACGATTGGATGAAACCGAAGCGCCGCGCCAACTGGAATTAACCGACTTCTTTCTGAACCTAAGATCGATCGTGACGATCTCGCCTGGAAGAATAACCAGGTTGCAGTACAGCAGATCGCCGGTTGTCTGATTTTCGATCCACTGCAACGTTGCCGATCCGGTTGTTGGTCCTGTAATGGTGATGATCGGGTACACGCTGGCCGTGCTTACATTTGTAAACGTTGACAATCCGCTTGAGGTTGCTGTGCCAGAACCGCTGTGCCCGATGAATATATTACCAGACAGATAAGCGCAATCATAGAGCAGAGCCGCGCCGTCTGCGCTGAAATCGATATGGTGCCAGGATGTCCCGTTCCATACCGCTACTCTGTCCGTTGTCGTTAGCCCGCCAGCCGTCGTAAAAATCCCTATTGCGATAACTTCATTCCCATTGATGACGGCTAGTTTAGTGACTGTTGCATTAACACCTGACCCCAGCGCCCTCCACGATGACCCGTTCCATGATGCGACAAATGATGTCGTGGGGGTGGTCGAGAAAACACCTCCGGCGTACACCAACCCGCTATTGTCTACGACGATTGACAGCACCGAGTTAGATGCCCCGCTACCCATCGCCGCAAAGGCCGACCCGTTCCATGACATGACCCGCGTTTGCGGAGTCGTGAAGTCGCCGCCGACGTATATAGTTGTTCCGTCTTGTCCAACGGCTAAGGCATACACCACGCCATTAGTGCCAGTGCTCAGCGCAGAGAAAGCGCCGCCGCTGTATTTTGCGATGTAATCTTCGTTGGCGTTCCCGTTCCAGTTTAGGAAGTTCCCGCCAAGGTAAACTACCCCGTTTTTATCTATAGCGATCGCGTTGAACGTATCTCCCGGCGTTCCGTTAGTGAACTTAGTGTAGGTTGACGCCGCATAACTCCAAAGCGCCAATCCGTCAGCCGTCGCGCCGTCGCACGCTGTAAACGCCCCGCCGATCCACACGTCACCGTTTGATGCGACGGCGAGCGCGTTGACTGCGCCGCCACTCACACCGGTCCCTCCCGCGCCCGTCATAGCGACAAACGTTGTCCCGTTCCAGTAGCACACGCCATTGACGGTGACGCCATTCGCCGTCGTAAATGTACCGCCAAAGTATACTCTGCCAGTGTTTCGATCGACCGCTATGCAATTTACCTGAGCATTAAAACCAGTGCCCAAATTCTGCCAAGCGCCGCTAATGCGCGCCGCCGCATAGTTGTTAGACGCAAGCGAATCCGTGAAGTCAAGCGCCTGTTGTTGCTGATCGTCCTCATACCAGAACGGGTCAACCGCTAGAAGTCCGATCGTCGGCTTCTCAACGAAGTTGTCGCCAGCAGTGTAGGCGTTGATCTGCATGCCGTCATCATAACGGAACGATGCGTATAGATTGCGCGTTCCTCCGGTGTAGCACAACACGAACGGTTGCGCGCCGCGCACGGCGTCAGGCTTGATCACGTCAATGATGTCCTGACGCTTAGTGTTAAGCGCGGTCAATGTGCCCGCGTGATACTCGCTCTGCAAGATCAACTGGCGCGGTGTCACGGTCGTGCTGACGAATTGCGCGCCAGGCTGTAGCGCGAGCGCCTGCACGTTGTTGACGAGCGGAGGCATACCGCCTCCCGCAAATTCCAGCACGCGCCAGCCGTAGGTGTCCTCAATGTCAACTAACCTCCCGCCGCTGCGCTCTTGCGCATCGCGGGATGAGGTCGAGGCGTGGTACAGGCCGTTCCACTTACAGCCTGGCTGATTGCCGTCAATGTATGTAGTGGCATACGCCCCGGCCTCGAACTGAAAGCAGTCGCAATGGAATCTACTAGACTGTTGAGCCGATGTGATGACACGGATTTGAGCATAGTCTGACGTGGCTGGCGCTGTAGCGGTAACGCTGTACCTAGTCCATCCACTGTCCGCTAGTGTCAACACGCCCGATGCTGATGTGCTGACAAAGACAGATCCGCTTGTGGTGTACCAATATATGCCCAGGTACACCGTGCCATATCCTCGCATGTAAACAGATGCGGTGTACGAAGTCCCGACAGTAACCGGCATTGCGCTAGTGCCGCCACCGCCATTGTATACCGTGCCCTCTGACGCGCCAGCATCATCCGTGACTACCTTCAACGAAAAAGCACCTGCGCGCGCATAGTCTGAATCTTTTGAGATTGTAGAGCCGGTGGCCGCGTGCCCCGTCGTGTTAGTTTCAATACTAGGATTTTTGACTAGATTAGTTCGTGCTTCCGGCACGATGATTGACCATTTACCCATCAGGCACCCGCCCAGGCTTGCATCATTTTGAAATCTCCAGAAGCCCGCCGCCCGTTTCCGTCGTTGACCGTCATCGAAAACGAGTTGTAGTTGTTCGTGATCTTGCTTGGCCCGACATTGCTCAGAACTTCCGGCCCACGCTCGCCTACGACGATCGATCGATTGCCCATCGTGTAGCCACCGATAGCATATCCGCTACCACCGCCCACGCCCTGCGGCACTTGACCGTTCTGTTTGATGTTGATCACCACGTCGATCTTGGTGGGTATCTCCTTCAAGCGCGCGCGCAAATAATCCGCACGCGCTGCGGCTACATCAAGCGCTTCGCTGGCGTTGTCGGTTGATGTGCGCATCAAATCTAATTTGCTAATAGCCCCGCCTGCGGATTCCTCAATTTTAGGGATGTGCGTCTCGCCCATTTCTTTCAAATGTGGGTTAGCCGTCTGCGCGGCTGTTCCAGATGTTTGTACTTCAAGTCCAAACTCGTTAAGCGTTACCTTCCCATCTGCGGCTACCTCATTCACCATACTGAGCGCTTTAGAGTAGCGCTCTTCGTCAATGACACCTGTCGCTAGCGCGTTGCCTAATATGCCAAGCGCTTCCACCGATGCATAACTTGCCTCGTCGGCCAGTCCATAAGCGATCTGCACTTCACGCACTGCCGCCGCGTACTGTTCAGGTGAAATCTTCTTGTCGTCTAGCATCTGGCTCAGATTCGATATGCCCGCCTGAACGATCTGAGCATCGCCCGCGCCCTTCAATGATTCAGCCAGTCCGTAGTATGCTTTTGTGGCATTGCCGATTGAGGTTAGCGCAGCGTCGTATTTCTTTTGACTTTCCTCGATTGATTCTTTGAGCCGCTTCTGGTTTTCGTCGGCCTCTTTTTGTGCGGCGGCCATCTCCTTGAACGTCGCCTTGGTGTAGTCAACAACCGTACCCAGGTTCATCATCGGCTGTATGACTGCCGCGCTGGCTGCGGTTTGCCGCTCGTAAGCGGAAATGACATTACCAATTTCGATACCAAGGTTTGCGAGTTCATCCTTGTGTGCCACGGCGGCCTGATACTGCAACCATTCCGCTTCGGTTAAAAGCACCATTCCTTCACGGTACTTCGTGACCATTCCCTCGCCAGTGACGAACTGCTCGTATGCCACGCCGGCTGCTTTAGCGGTTGCTAGTGTGGCATCTCTATACTCATCGTAAGTGTTAGACGATGATCTTATTTTCTTTTCCGTCCCGACAAACGCGTCAGTAAGTTTTGATTGCCACTTGATCAGAGTATCGCCAGTTCTGATGCCCTCTTTAAGCACTCCGAAAAACTCATTTAATACACCGATCGCACCCTTTATAGCAGGTAGCAATATCTCGCCGATCGTTGACCCCATCTCTTCCAGCGAGTCCACAAGGTTTGACATCTGTCCCGCTGCGGTTTGCGCCTGCGCGGCCATACCTCCGCCGAAGTCCTCACGCATCCCTTTGAGCAGATAGTCAACAGCATCGCCGGCTGGTATCAATCCCTTTTGAGACAACTTCATGACCTCGGCGGTTGTCTTGTTCATACCCTGCGCTAGGTACTTCCAACCGCTGATACCCACTTCCGTTAGTTGGTTCATCTCTTCTGCGCTGACCTTACCCTTAGCGCTCATCTGGCCCAGCGCGCGCACTACGCTATCGATGCCTTCACTACCAGCGCCAAGCGCCGACACCGCGTCGCCGATGTCTGTCATCATGGGGATGACATCTTCTGTCGCAAAACCAAACGCCATCATCTTTTTTGAGGCTTCGGTAAGTTCGGTGAATTGAAACGGGGTTGACTTTGCGAAATCGCGCAAATCTTGCAGGTGTTCATTGGCGAGATCGGCTGAGCCGGTAAGCGTCGTGAACGCTACCCGCGTCTGCTCCATGTCCATGCCCAACTTGATCGCAGCCGCGCCAGCGCCCAGGATGACGGCGGGCAGAGCGGCAAACGCCATCGTGACGCCGCCTTTGATGCCCTGGGTCAATTGCTTGTTTGCATCACCGAGCACGCCCATCTTCTTCGATGTGCTATGCACGGCCTTCTCACTCTGGTCGAGCGCCGTAGCGAAGGCGCGCAACTGCCCGGAGAAGTTATCGGCTACGGTAAGTTTTACGGTTGTCTCGCGTGTCGGCATGTTATTCCATCGCGTTGATGATCACTTGCGCCAGAGCTGAAAACTCGAACGGCAACTTAGCGATCACGTCATTTCTCAGGCTATCCCGTCTTTCGTTTAGCGCCTGCTGGTAGGCCATCATTTCAAGGCGGTCAACCCTCGACAAGTTGTTCCATGCGTCCGGGGTCAGCGACCGGCTGACCATTGCCTGATGCTCTAGCATGTCCATCTCGCCGAAAGGAGCGCAGCATATTGACTACGTCCTCCTTGGTCGGGTTGTTGATCTTGTTCGAGGCGTTGACGAGCATCGTAAAGACGTACTCCCCCAGCGTGTCACGCAATGCGCGCGCCCTATCCTCTGGTGTATCACCGGGGATGTCCATGATCAACGAATCGACCAACGTCCGCGAGGCCAACTCAAGGTTGGCATCCTCTTCGGCGTGGATGTAATTCTTATCTTGCAGATCGTACACCGGATTGACCGCTCCGCCGTCTTTCTTAAAATCCTTGAGCGGAGGCGTAGGCCACGTGATTGAGCGTCTGATCTCGCGCACGCGCTTAGCCGACAGCGGGCGCATTTTTACGACGCCCAGCGCTCCATCCGGCAACGGCAACTCAACCGACACGATGATGTCATTCAGTTGATCGAGGGTGTTGATGTTGATTGGCTCTGACATGGCTCTCCATTTCTTTATCCGCCGATCGCTGTCCACGCACGCGCGTACATGGAGAACGATCCGCGATTGATTGCACCGTCTGATTCCGAGATCGAGGCGTTGTCAATCACGCCGCTGTACAGCGAGAACCAGGCCGACTGCGAACGCCCGCCCGTCACCAGCGACTCAAAGCGCGCATTGACTGCCCCGGTAAGATTCGCCAGCCTAAACAGGTATTGATCGCCGTGTAGCGCATTGGCTTGCAGCGTGATCATTCTGCCGGTGATGACATTCTCATAGCGCCCATCACACGTGATGGTTTCATCCCAGCCGTAGACGCACGTGATCGTGGTGCCTTGGAGGAAGCCGACACCCGATCCGCTGGTTGTGCCCGATGCCGAGGCGTACAGATACAACTTGCCCTCGGCAAACGAGAACGTCTCACCCGTTGCTATACCGGGCATGATTGGCTCCTACGTCAAATAGCCGGATGCCGTTGGGCCGACCATCGCCAGAGCGCGCCATGTCTCTTGAAGTTGGTTTCCCTCTTCGACCTCGGTCCATCCGCGCGATACCAGTACGCAGTTGTGCAACTGCCAGTATTGACCGCTGGCCGCCGCTACTTCGTTGTCCTGGCTGCGCAACTCGAAATGGACCTGTTGCGTTGACACTCCGCTTGATGTGGCCGGGTTCGCCATGTTCGCCGTGACCGCTTGCAGGTACGTGAACTGCACCTCGATCGTCTCTGATGCAATGCGCTTATGATGGTGGGGGATGCCGCGTTCGGGAACCGTTATGATGTTGGCTGCGCTGTTGAGCGTGGTCCCGGCCTGCACGAATCCGACCAACGCGGTTGCCGCTGCGCTGGCCGTGTTCCACGCGCCGGTGCCTGATGCCTGAACCCATCGCAAACTACCCTCTGCAAATACTCTCGCTTCACGTGACATTGCTAATCTCCTTATAACAAAAAGAGCCACTATCTGCTAGTGGCTCTTGGCTCACGATTTGATTACGTTGCACTGACGCGCTCTTCCCAACTATAGCGCACCAGTAAAGTAACGCGCATCACGTCTGGATTAGGATCGGGCGGACTGTGGCTATACTCAGCAGGCTCTGCCCTGACCAGCGTACCATTTGACACCGGGTAGGCTGTGCCCGCATTGACGTTCAACATCGGGATGGCCGCTCCTGTGGCAAAGCACCGTGCCGCCATGTCCCGCATCTGCAATAGTTGGTAGTGCGCTTGTCCGCTGCTCTTGTTCCACGATGCCCAGCAATCGATCTGCGCCTGCCCGACTTGATGGGCGGCACGCGTTCCGTCGCCCAAATCTCGATGATAGACTGTTGGCACAGCGCCAAGATGCGAAACACTGAACGATGGAAAAGTTAGTGGCTGATATGGGTACTGCACATTCACCACCGCAGACTGACCACCCAGGAATGACGGTACTCCCGCGCCTGTAAGTTGCCGCGTGAAATAATCGTTTAAACTGCCTTCGGCGTTGAGTGCGCCGCCCATTTGTGCGCTGTACATAGTCCCAGTATACGCCTATTCTAACCTTAAAGTCAACTACCCGCCGAATAACGGCAACTGCACGCCTATGCTATCCGTGCTAAGAGGGTCGAACATACCAAGCGTAGTCAACATCTCGAATTCAGCCACGACGAAGGCTCGATCGATGAATCCGGCTGGCGCTTGCTGACTGTGGCCGCGATTAAGGTACACGATATACTCAACGTTTGACCCTTGCTCTATCGCCAGCCCGCCGTCAGACTCACGCCATATCGATTCGCCGCCATGGCCCCACGACGCGCGCGCGCGTCCGGTGTCAACCGGCATATCTCGCTTGATGCGTTTCTCCAGCGCGAACGACGCAGACTTAACGACCTTGCGCGCCCAAATAACCGCGCCGCGTTCCGCGATGCTGGTGTCCTTGATTAGTTTTATGAGTTGGCTGTCGTCAATGCCGGTTTTTCCTATCATTCCTTCACGGCCCTCAGAGTAATGTCGAAACCAGTCAAGCGCCCGTCTCCCGTCCTGATCATGTTCTCAAGTCCGGCGACGCTGTAGTGCTTCATCTGCTCGGCGAGTTCCCGCGTCATACGCCAGGTGATCATGCCTTCCATCTCAAAGCGCGCGGGGATGTTGTAATCAAACGGCTGGGTTTCGTTGGTGTCTGTCAGGTAACTGAACGATCCGGGCACGACGCGCCGCGTGTGCGTCGGGTCGCACAGCGCGTCATAGCACACGCCGAACGGGCAGCGAATGTAGATCAGGCCGTTAGGTTTCAGCACGCGCCATGCCTCATAGAAGAACACGAAGAAGCCGTCGTAACTGTCCACAAAGTCTCGGTACTTGCGCCACTCGCCGCCCAGCGGGATTTTGTTGGATGTCTTGACCTCGTGTGGTACATGCTCCAAGAAATGAGACGCCCAAATGCAGTCTACGCTGTTGTCGTTGAACGGGTTGCCGTTTGACGATCTGATCCACGGGAAGTTGAACAGGTTGATTTGCTCCTGAATGCCTTCACGCGCGAATTTGTCAATGTTGATCCATCCGTCTTCGTAGCAGACATCAGGCAGCGGCAGCGTGTGCTCTGCGTTCGGCTCGTTGTCTCTCACGAACGGCAGCGGGAACGTGCCCGCGCCTAAGTTTAGTTTTACCTGGCTCATTGGCTCATCTCCATGACTCGTAGCAATTCTTTGGCTCGATTGTCCCACGTGTGTCCCTGCACTTTGGCTTTCCCATTCTCGGCGATGTTCTTCCACTCACCGGACTCGATCAGCCACTTTGCCGCTTGCGCCGCATCCTCCGGGCCGCTGTACAGCCAGAAGTCCTTGTATGGCTCAAAGCCCAACTTGAGCGCATCGGGCAGGTAGTCGCTGAGCACGCAACAACCCTGCGCCATATTCTCGAAGAAACGGATTGGGAGATCGCCGTTAAACGACTTGACTAGAGCGATCTTTGATCTGTTATAAATCAAATTGTATTCGTTGTAAACCACCCCTGTTCCATGCCATGCGTCTAATCCAGTTTCGTATATTTTCTTGAGAATGTCAGCCCTTTCTTGATACAGCACTCCTAGCATAGCCACATCCCTAGTGCGCTCTAGTCCGTCATCGTGGAACCACGCTGGATCGTACGCGCACGGCAGCCAGTGGGCGTTAGGCTCGGACATACGCGCGCCCAAACTGTGAGCCATGAAGAGCGCGTCATATTTTGATTCAGGGAAGTAATCGCGCACGTGATTATCTACGCCCCACACGATAGACTTACAATTGCAATCTCCCCTGCCGTCTATGGCGTAGGCTGAATCTGCGGTTATAATCATCTGCGGTCGCCATGTCCCCCACGCGATCAACTCTGCGTCTTTCAATTCGTATGTCGGCTTCCAGATGTACCGCTCATCAACCTTCATTCCCCAAATCTCAGCGCCCGTGCATGGCCCAACTGTTCGCACGTCATGCCCCAAGCGGCGGAAGGCATCTGCGATGTAGCGCCCTGACGCTACGGGGTAGTGGATAGCGGCGATTATGATTTTCATGGCTCAATGGCTCCATTCTTCTGGCAGTTTATCGTTCTTGCTCATGTTGCAATGCGGGCACGTGATCACGATGTTACTGGGCCAATTGCTTCCACCGCGAGAAAGCGGCACAACGTGATCGACGTGGTATCGTCCATTTATTTCTTTTTTGCACCAATAGCATTTACCGCACTGTTGTTCAAACTTTTCTAACACATCTTTGCGGCTGTATCGTCCATCGGCAGACGCTATCCTTGCGCGGCGTTTACTAGACATTTGAGATACTGCCTCTGGATGTGCTGCCTTCCATTTCTTGTTGCGCTGTGCCACCCATTCTGGATTCTTCTTCTGTTTATCGCAGACCTTTTGTATTTCTTCTTCTCTATGAGCGTCGTAATATTTTCTCTTAGCCGCCTTGTCTTTTTCGGGATTCGCGTTTTTCCATCTTTCTCTACAGGCGCGCGCTTTTTCCTTATCCCTTCCGACACGCCTAGTCTTTGGATGGTTGATGCACTTAATACATTTAGAACGCACTCCAAACTTTCCAAGTAGTTCTTTGTAAAAATACTCAGTCGTTGCTGGTAGAACATTACCGCATTTCGTGCATTGCTTAGTGGGTGTATAATGTGGCATGTCGAGCCTCCAATCAGGTTTGACCACGCCCTAGAGTGTTTCAGCACTGCTAGGGCAACTTCGTGGATGTCCTTATTATACACCCGATTTATCAGTATGGAACATGAATAACCTGTGTGTCAGGTGTTATTTTTGAATCCCATTTAGCGTGAAACCGTGTGGCGTTCTTCTTAAAGATGTGCGGCGGAACTCCTCCACTTGTTCCAGGCGAATGCTCAAAGCAAGACTCTGGACAGTACCAAATTTCAAATCCCGCTTCTTTTACTTTCTCATTTAGGTCTACATCTTCCCAATAACCTTTTTCGTATTCAACGTCAAAGCCGCCCACCCTAAAGAACATATCGCGCCGGATTGCCAGAGCTGCGCCGGTAATCCACGACACGCGCTCGCGCACGTTGACACGCCAATCGTCGGCAGACCAGCCCAGCCAGCGGTGAAACGGGCCACGGTTGCCGCCGTACAGGCCGCCACAAGACTGGATCGCGTCAAGGTAATGAACCGTACCATTCTCGTCTGTTTTTCGATTTGCCTGATCCGTAAACACCAACTTCGGCCCCGCAATACCGACGATCGGATCGTTGAACATGCTCATCAACGGCTCAAACCATCCATCATGCGCCACTGTGTCTTGATTCAGGAACAGCAGCACATCGCCGCTAGACCGCGCCGCCCCTGCATTGCAGTTACCCGCAAAGCCAAGGTTGTGCTCGTTGCGCTGCGCTGACGCAGGCTCCATGCCGATCACGTCGTAGATGCTGAAATCAGGCGAGCAATCATCCTGAACTAGAATCTCCAATAGGCTCTGCCGGCCGTACTGCCAACTCGTTTTGTACAGGCTCTTGAGGCACTTCACGAGTACCGGCAGGTTGTTGTAACTTGGAATGATCACGCTCATCGAAGGCAGGCGCGCGGGTGTCGCTGTAGGCGCTGGCTGTGTCTGCGGTTCTGCTTGGCTCATGGCTCTGGCTCCTTTGTTGTACAAATGCCCGGTGTATCTCGGCTTCAACGGCATCGGTTGCGACGTCCCACGTTTGACGCCGCGCCCACTCGTAACCCGTAGCGGCAACTCCCGCCGCTACGTCAGGGTAACAGTAGATCAACTCTAGCGCGTTCTGTAGCGCTTTCAAATCAGGGAATGCGTCACGCGCTCCGCCCCAGGTTCCGTTTTCCATGTAATCGATCCGAGGAACGAGATAGCCGCGTCCATCTCCTACAATCTCCGTGCCGCTGCACCAGTCCATCGCGATCGTTGGAATCTTACAGGCCATTGATTCAAGCAATGGAAGGCCGAAGCCTTCGCGGTGCGAGATTACCATGTGCGCATCGAGCAACACGTAGCGATTACGCAGTGGCAGCATGTCGGGCGACGCCGTAAACAAATCGTCCTTGAATCGCACGCGGGAGTGCTGCTCTTTAGGCACGCCCAGTTGCAACAACAACTCTGGAATGTCCCATCCGGCAGGGCTGACCTTATCCATGTCAAGGTAAAGTTTTGCGTTGGGCTTGTCTTTGGCGAACTCGAAAAACGCTTGGACCATTGGCGGTATTGCCTTGCGCCCCTGGTTCATAGCGACAACTCCGACGATGAAATCATCGGGCGCGTATCCGACTTTTGCGCGCAGTGCATCCCGCTCCGCTTTATCAGCCGGGTAGAACTCATTCACGTCTACGCCGGGATGGCACAGGCTCACGCGCTGGCCCGCTTGCTTGAACGCCTCGACTCCGAACTTACTGATCGTCATATTGCCGTCGGCCCACTTGCACAAGTCCACCCACTGCGACATGATCGGTGTTCCGTCGATGGGCGTGATCCAAATCCATTTCACTTTGCTAAAGTCAATGCGGCAGGCGTCCCAAATTGTCTTGTGATACGGGAAGTCCTGACAACTAATCAATAGGTCAGGCTGCGTCTGATTGACGATGTTCGTCAATCCGCTCCATAAATCTTGACCGGCCAGCGGCCAAATCCAGAACGGGTATTCATGCGGCCATCCGCTGTAACTGATGCCGATGCCCTGCACGTCATAGCCGCGCTGCTTCAAGCGCTTGCTGATCTCATTACCGATGCGCCCGAATCCGCTCAATACTACCATATCTCCAAACCAAACGATCTTAATGGGCCTGCCTGTGATGGGGTTGATGTTCTGATTCATGGCTCTTAGGCTCTCCTTGTGGTTTAGCCAGTCACACTGGCGAGTTTCAGGGGGTGATGATACAACACGCGGCCCGCGCCGAATGTCTCTCGATCGGGGTTGCCGTCCACGCGATAAGCGCTGGAAGCATAGATGATTTGATCGCGTGGGGTCAGTTCAAACGGGAGCGTTACGAATAGTTGATTCGTCTGCGTCCAGCCTCCTTGTGTGTTCTGAATCATCGGGCGCATATTCTTAAACAGCGCTGTCACAGTGAGGTCGGTGTAGTTGTTCTGGTTCTGCACGCCAAAGCGCTGATTACCTGTGGCGTCACCGATCCACTTCTTGACCGTGGCCGCCTCGCCCGCGCCTTCGTAAATGGTATTAGCCTCGCGGCGCATGCGTTGGTAGTCAGGGCGCGTCATGATGGATACTCACTCTGATAATACTGCTGCTGCTCAGACCACGAGGCGATGCCGCCCTCCGGTGATTCGCGCTCCTCTTCATGGAAGGCGCTGTACAACGTCTTGAGGTGCCCTAGCGCCGCCGTGTCATCGTAAGTTGATCCGTCAGGCGCAGCCCAGCGCGCGCGCTTAAGGCCGTCAAACATCAATGTCCGCACCGCTTCGAGAGATGCGCCGGCAACGCTGCCGCCACCTTGCGAGATGAAGTTAGTCACCTCGTCGTCACTAAACACCGACCACTGATAAACAGCACGGCACGCGCTGTTAGCCGATACTGTACCACTGAACGACATCAAACCCAGCGCAGTATCAAACGTAGCCCCCGTGGCGCTCCACGCTGTCGCTAGGCGTATCTGCGCAGACGGCACGGTCACAACGCTGTACGGCGCGCCCTGTGCGAGTTTGAACGTCGCGTTGTAGCCATCGCCTAGAAACTCCTCGGCGGCGTAACGCGAGCGGTCCTGTATGCGCAGTCTGACTTGTGCCGTGATGTCTAATGTCATCGCCCGTAACCAGGCCGATAATAAGCGTTCACAGATGCCGACCCGCCAGCGGCGCTGTACACCAGCCGCGCCGCGAACTTAACAAACGGGTAATACGCGCTCACCTGATAAAATCCCGTGGTTCCCACCGTGGCCGTCACCGTCAATGCCGTGCCAAAGATTGAGTTGTTCGGACTCACCAGCAAATCCCAAATCGCGCTATTGCCCGAACACTGCACCGTCATCACGGCGTAGTTTCCGGCAGCACGCGCGTCAAGCGTTCCGCCGCTGGCGTTGTTGGCCGCGCCCGACACGAGTAGCGCTGTGCCTAAATCATCGTGGATGCCGAAATCAGCGGGCATATCACGCCCGCCCTTCTGCGGGCTGCTTCACCGCAAATTCCTTACCGCAACCTGGACACTTTACCATCATGCCGGCCTCGGCTACCGTTTCCGTTCCCTGCGCAGGCTGCGCGACCTCAGCCACAACCGCCACAGATCGAAACAAATCAATCGCCTGCAATGTAATAGCATCCTTGCCCATGACCTCGGCCAACTGCTCGCATTGCTCAGCGACGCGCTTCACCTCCGCAAACTCTTTCGGGTACAACTTCACGGCCTCGGTCAAAAATGATTCATCCGTCATTGACCCGATAATAGAGACATTGACGCCGTGGTATTGCAGCGCGGCATTTCGGCGCAGGCCCAACAGAAACGCGGCGTGACCGGGATCGGACTCTACCGCGCGGATGAACTTGATCAGTTTGTCTTTTTCCATGTCTTGCCTCAGAAGCGGGGAGGGTGTTACCCCTCCCCTTCACGGTGTTCTGTCTTTACGCCACAGTCGGCGCGGTCGCGCTGCTCGAAAGGTAAGCGTAGCGGTCGTTTAGCATACCGACGCCGTACCAGTCACGCACGCGGTAACGGATGTTGTCGTATTTGAAATAGCCTTCTTGCTGCACGACGCCGACCGACTCTTGCAAAATCTGCAAGCCTTCTACCTCTTGCAGTACCACGGCTTGCTTTGCCTGCAATAGCACCCAGCCCCAGGCCGTCGCCACGCGCGGGCTAACGATGATCTGCTTGATCAACCCCTTGAAGGCGTTCATGGTGCCCATACCATAGGGTGCATCAACTGCGGGCTTTTGAACGTAGTTCATGAGGCTCGGCGACAGCAGCAGTTGCTTGGCGAAGAACTCAAGGTTGCTGTGGACTACGAGCGTATCAGGCTCGATGCCCAGGTACACGCCCGACTTCCGATCCTTCATCGTGCGGATCGTAGCAAACGCGGTCGCCAGCGTGGACGGCCCGAAGATTGCAGCCGCAGTATTCGCGCCGATGTCGTTGTCTCCGGTCGTGCTGTTGCGGGTGTAGTTGCCCGTGGTCGTCAGCACGCTGTAGCACGCTTGATCGCGTGTGTTCGCTGCGGCGCGGCCTAACTTGTCAGCCTGGCGCTTCAGGATGTTCAGCCGATTGAAGCGGATCATTTCCTCGGTCACGGCGATGATGCCGCCGCGCTTGTAGTTCTTGATCTGCAACGTGCGGTCCAAGTCCTGCTTGAACTCAGTGTAAGGCGTATCCTCCGGCACCACCGGCAACTCGCCGATCTGGCTTTCCTCGACCCAGTCTTCGGCTGGCTTGTCGCTGGGCATCTGCATCGCCCACTCTTGCCACGTGGTAGGCTGTCCCGCGTAGGAATCAAACACGATCGAGCGGATGCCGTCACGCAGAATCACCGGGAACTCGCCGGTCGTGCTGGCTTCCTCAAGCGTGATGCGCCGGCCATTGCGCTTGACTTCGAACAACTGCTTGGTGTCGTAGGTCGGCGCGGTGTTTTGGTCGATGACGGTTTCCTGGATGGTCCCCGCCTGTGGATCAATGATCTTGATGATCTTCTCGACGTTGTTAGTCATGTCATCACCGCCTAAAGGTATCCAACGCCCAGCATGCGGGCATCATACATGATGTCCCACTGCGTAGCCGTAATGTCGCCCACTTTGGCGATGTTGATCAGTTTACCGACGCCCGAAGCCTGCGTCCATGCAGCCGCGCCCGATCCGGTCGTGCTGACCTGCGCTGCGGTAAACCACAGACCGCCGATCCCGGTTGCCCCGGTCTGTCCGACGATGCCGCTCGCGGTTGCTGCCGGGAAGATGTTGGAGCCGAGCGTAGGCGCGCCGGTGAGGCTGGCCGCACTGCCTCCACTCACGCGCAAAACGCCGTGCGTCAACACCGGCATGGCGGTGTTTTCCATGCTGCGCCCCAGCGGATCGTAAACCGGGTGATTGTCGAGCGCCACGCCTGCGGCTGACGCGCGTAAGCCCGTCAAACCCACAGCCGCCACGAGATTGATCAGGAAGCCGCCGCTGAATTGCAGCCAATCCCCTTTTGTGATGACGGTCGTGCCCGTGCATTTTCCGACGATGATCTGATCATCTTGGAAAAGTTGCGGGTTGCCCTGAACTGCGGTACTCATCTTGCAACTCCTTTGCGTTCGCTAGTTGCTGCTGGCTCTACTGGCTCGCGCAACGGCCTATGCCAATTTTGAAATACGCGCCTTGTACTCTTCTCCGGTTTCGTCAGGCAACGGCAAGCGGCTCTCTTGCAGCCCAAACAACACAACCTCCGGCTTGATCGTCTTGATCGTAGCAGTCGTCTCCTTGACGGGCACGCCAGTACCACGATCGATGATGATCTTGTCCTTGGGTGAGGCTGTGTACTTGCGCTTCTCGCGCTGTACCGCTTCCGTCATCGCCTCTTCACCGTCTAGTTTCAACAAGTCCTCGCGTACTTCTTTTCTCAATCCGACAGGCAGCCCCGACGCTTCGAGAATCCGATCGGCCATCACGGCGCGGCGCAGTTGCACCAGTTCGCCAGTATCGGCCTGGTATTTCTCTTGCAAGGACGCATAGTCGGCCTGTAACTTTGTCTGTACTTCCTTCGCTTCTTTCAGCGCGTCACTATCGCGTACCGTCTTCCACTCAGCCTTCAACTTCTCAACATACTCAGGCTTGACACCGCGCCATTGCTCAAACGGCATCGCCTCAAGCAGATCGGTCGTCCATTGATCGGTGTCGCTGGCAAGCAATGCTCCCTTGAACGTGCCGCCCGCTGCGCCGCTCGTCACTACGTCAACGCTGTTTCCTTTGACGATTGATGAAATGATGATAGCGTCTCGATCTTCAACCTTGCCGATGACGGTTTCCCCCAGCGCATTGATGGACAGTTCCACGAGATCGGATTTGCGCGCCGTCTCGGTAACGAGCGGCCACAGCCATTGACGCGCGGCGCCCACCACGCGGAAGTCACCGCGTACTGTGCCGTCATCAGCCGCCTTCACATTCTCGTAATAGCCGACGATGTCTTTGATGTCGCGTTCTGGCAGTTCTTTCTCGTCACTGCGGCGGGGGTGGTTGGCGTATGCGCGTACACCGTCGAACTTAGCGGCGCTTTGCTGGAGCAGTTCCTTTGAGTAGTGGCGTGGTCGCCCGGCCCGATCAACGTTCTTCGAGAAACCTGGCTTGATGAGCGTGACGCCCCGCGCCACATACTGCGCGTCATCAAACGTCGCCTCTTGCAGGTCGGCCAGCGTTGAAAAATACCCGGCGCGGATTGCTGAATCTTCTGGCATGTCCATCTCCTGTGATGTGCAAACAAAAAAGCCGATCGGTTGATCGGCCTTGTGGCTGGCTCTGCTAGGTTGCTAACTATACGCTTAGTATACGCCTATTTTGCCTCAAATGTCAACTACCCATTGGCGCGCGGCTTATCTCCGTGAAGGTATACGAGCAGCGCGGGAATAGCGCCAACTGCGCTGGGTTCATGGGCCACACCTTACACATTCTAACCTTTGTATCATGGATACCGCAGCGGTTTTCCTCAGTGTAGAACGGACACCGCTCCGCGCCAGTCTCTCCAACGCGCGCGACCTGTTGATAGAAGTCCTCGCGCCCCTGCTCAGTAACACAGCCCCATACGCCTCTGCCCTGATGCCCGATGCCGTAGAACTCAATCCGCGTTGTGCAACAATCGCCGCAATGGTTGCAATCACCGTTGCGCTGGTACTCCACGATCTCGTGTGTGCTGTAGTCGTAGTCGAAGAAGCGTTCCATTAAACACCTTTAGCGAACGGGTACAGCGGCAACTCCCGTACATCGATCGGTATCTCGCATCCCGCTTTCTTGTCCCATAGCCACAGCGTAAACGGCGGCTCAAGCCTACACAACAGCGCGCCGCTGCGCGAGGTGATGAACACGCCCGACGCGCGCCGCTCCTGAAACTCCCAGAAGCGCGACATGGGAAGGTTGGTTTCTAGTCTCTGGTCAAGCATTTTGCAGCGCTCCTGTGTCGAACAAGAATTTACTAGCCTTCCACTCTGACCATGTCTGATGCTTGCCGACGATGCGATCTTCCAGCGATGAATCAATCAATACCGGCGCAACACCACAGCGGCAGTTAGGATGTGCTGGCGGTTGCTCGTAGCCGCTATCGAAGGAGTGTTTCTTGCCATCACGCGGCCCACAAATATCGCACGTGCGCTCATCCTTTGTGGCTATCCACTCCCAACCCTCAAGTACGTCGCGGTTTGCTTCGTAGATTGCCATTGCTCCAAGATTTGATGAGCGCAAAATCTCAGTGCGCGCTATCATCTCAAGCCGCGCCCGTAGCCCGCGCTCTACGCCACCGCGCCCAACATCGATGCCCAACTCGTCAGCCAGCCGCTTGACAGCGGTCGGTATGCTGTCTCCGTTGATCTGGCTCTGCACAATGGCGCGCCTGATGCGCTTCACGAAGTCATCGCGCGCATCGGTGAACCGGTCGAGAAACGTCATGCCGCCGTAAGGAGACAACAGCGCGGATCGGATCGCGGCGCTTGGCAGCATCGGCAGGTTGACCGCGCCCGCCCCGCGCAAGGCGTCATCCATCACCCACGCCTTGCCGTAGTAGCCGCCCTTGTACCCGTCCTCCATCGCGCCCAGCGTGGTATCCTGCACGGAACGCAGCAGATCGTCAAGTTCCTGCGTGATGCCGCGCATGGCGGCCGCTGTGCGATTGGCGTAGTTGCTGTCATACGCCCACACGCCGCCGTTCTGCATGATCGCGTTTAACAGGCTCACCGACATGCGGTCGCGCGATTGTTCTAGCAGCGCTTTCAGTTGACGCGCTTGCGCATCTTCGAGCGCATAGATATGCCGCCGCACGTATTCATCGTTGTGCGCGATGATTGCGCGGCGCTTCTCTGCGTTACGCGGATAGGTTGCGCTAGGCGGCTGGGCAGTTCCCATCAGATAACAACAACCTCGCGATCAACCATATGATCGATCGTCATCACAGCATTGCAATTCATACAGCGGTAGTCATCGTGCCGCGCTTCCATTTTTCCGTTGACGATCTCGCCCGTCGGAAACGGCCCCTGAAACAGCGTGGCCCCGCACTTCGGGCACTGCTTGATTACCTTCTGCTTATTCTGGTTCGGCTGGTTCGACTGGCTCTTGTCCGCCATTTTGATCATCTCCTGTTTGATTTGGTAGCGGCTTGCCCTCAACCGGTGCGCCGCCCTGGTACATATTCGTCTGCGCCTGCTTCTCCTCTCGCGCGATCTTCTTCTGCTCCGAGGTGTAGTCGTAACCGGCCATGCCCGCCGCCGTCTCGTTGCTAAGCCAGCCGTTCGTTACCGCAAGCGCCAACGCTTCGTTGAGCGTCTTTGGATCGCTGCTCTCAAGTTCTGGCGCTGACACGTCGAAGGCGTCATACACGCTGATCATTTTAGGCTTACCGCCACGCTGTTCTGATTCTCTGTACTCCTCTGGCTCCTCATATACCGGATCGCCGTCACTGTCAAACTCTTGAACTTCCTCTTGTAGTAAGCCAGCGTCAACCGCGTTCTGAACGACGCGCTTATACACCGGCTTCCAAATCTGATTAACAGCGATGTCCTGGTATTCGCTGAACGTGCGCAGCGCCGGCAACTGTTGCGCCGTCGCGCTGGCTAGATTGGCGTTCTGGCCGTCAGATAGCATGTACTCAGGCAGGCCAAAGTTGACGGCACTCATGAGTTTGATCTGCCGCCCGTCCTCGGCCACATCGTTAGCGTTCGATTTGTTCTCGATCGCCTCCCATTCCTCTTTCTCGTTCGTAACGACGATTGACCCAGGAGGGGGCGGCTGTCGATACTGGCTTCGCTTGGTGGACACCTGACCGGATGTCCCGCCGACCAACTTCACCCACCACAACAGCGCACCGCGCCAGAAGTTCTGCCGCGCCCTGTTCTCCAGCCAATCTTTGTATCCCTTCAGCCACGGCAGGGCGGCGAACAACTCAGGCCGCCCGCGCTGCTCATAGGCTAAGTTGTTGATCGAGATGTGCAGCACTTCGTCAGCGGGAATATCTTCGATGATGATTTGCAGGTCACCGGGCTTGTAGTTCGTGCCGAGGCTGTACCAGTGGTATGACACCGGGCGCTTTGGGAATCCGCGCTCTGTCTCGATCCACCAAATCTCCCACGGCTTGAGCGGGTTGATCAATGTCTGACCGTCGCTGTCTTTGTAGAACCTGATGAACAACTCACCGTCAACTTGTAGCGTATCGAGCAACGCTTTCTCTTGTCGGTCTACGGCGTTCTCTGGATTCGTGCGGAACTCTTCGAGGATGCGCTCGACATCCGGGTTATAGTACTTGATGTCCAGGCCGTCGCCCATGCTGAACAGCGTCGTAATGTGCACCGCGCGCTTTGCAACCGGGTTGCGCTCGTAAGCCATGTGCGTTCGCGTCAATATCTCGCGGCGCGTGCTCGTGGTGCCCAGCGGCCCGGCGCTGTCCCACTCTCGCAGCGGGTCTTGTGTCGGCCACGCCGGTATGTTACGCTCCCACACATTCGGGCTTGAGAATTGATCCATGAACGGCGCCGATGCTTCTTCGAGTTTCTTGCGTCGCTCCGCATCAGGCTCACGCGCAATTGCCTCGCGCGTGTTTCGGATCGCCTCATCAAGCGCGGCGCGGCGCTTCTGAATGAGTTCATCGATCTGCTTGTCGGTGAATCCATACTCACGCATGGACGACAGCACCGCTTCGCGCTTCCGCTCATCCGGCCACCAATCGGGCACGACGATCGGCAGCATGTAGTCCAGGCCGTCGTCAATGAATGTCTGCCCGTTAGCGCTGAAACCACCCGCAGCGTCAGAACTACCCACGAAGCGCATCAGCAAGCGAGCCAACTTTCTCCGCTGTCGCATGATGAAGCCGATTTGCTCAGCCATGTGTTAAGCCCCTGTGAAGTTTTCGTCATCGGCCCGCACAAAATCGGGCTTATGCGGGACATCGTAACCATACGCGCCGTTGTCATCAATCGCGCTCTGCCGCGCCGGGATGACTACGGACGGGAACTGATCATCTGTTTTAGTATTCGCTGGTTGAGAATCGCCAGGTTGATTCGTTGGCATAGTTTGCTTCTCCTATGGCGTCACCGCCCGTTAGCATCAACTCGGTAAACAAATGCACCATCGCGTCAAGCCGGTTGGGCGACTTAGCGCCCGCCACGTAACTGCACATCTCGTCTTCTAGTTTCGGGAAGTACCCCACATGATGCACTAGTCCTTGTTCATACTTCGCCGCTACTGGTTCAGCGCGTGCAACTTTTCCGAGTGACGCATGGATCAACTTCACAGGCGGCGCGTGCTCGATCGTGCCGATCGTTAGGCTCACCATCTCGCCACCCTGGTTCGACTCCGCAAGCATCACGCTTGCAAAGTACCGATGGTAGGCCGAAACCGCAGCTGTTGCCCATTCATGAGGCGTACCACGCAATGATGGATCATCCAGCAAGTACCCGTGTCCGTTATCATCAATGCCGCCTACAATGATTCCCGCTTCGTCGCTGGTGTCCTTGCTTGTGGCCGACGGGTCAAGCGCAACGCCGATCCTAACTAACTGCGGGAACGATGTAACGCGCAACTTTTCAATTAAATCAGCGTTCCACAATGCGCCGGGCACGCTGTCCTTATCCTGCGCCTCAATCTCTTGCTCGTAGGCGAGGTGCGTCATGTCTTTGGTGATCTCGGCAAGCGCCTCCATGCTGATGTGTGGATTCTCGCGGCTCGAAAAATGAAACGTTGCCCAGCGGCCTGATGTGTCAGCCGCCGCCTTTTTGAATAACTTCGCAGCGTGTCGCTTGTCCTGCGCCTTGCTCACGGACGCAGATTTGAGACTGGGTGGCGTGTAGATGAAAACCACATCGCCGTTGTTGTCCAACAGCATCGGCGCGCCAACAATCTCCCACGCATCCTCATTCATCAATTGCCACTCGTCAAGTATGAGCAGGTCGGCGTAATCACCGCGCAGTGTGTCTGCGTTCCACGCAGTTTTTGCCCTGATGCGCGTCTCCGTGCCTGGCATCTCGATCATGTGCTCAGTCTCATTCTTGTACAGCACGCCCGCGTCAATCGGCTCCTGTAGCGCCCGCTTGACCTCAAACCAGAAGCGCGTAATCTGATCAGCCGTCGGAGTGGCGTACAACACGCGCCGTCGATTCAGGAAGTATTCTACGGCCAACGTAGCAGCCCCTACAGTTTTACCGCCGCGCCGTCCAGCGCGGATCACTTTGCGCTTAGCCGTAGAACTGATAAAGCGGCTTTGCTCAGGATGTGGTGTTCTTAGTCTGATCTTGTATTCCATCGTCGCGCACCACGCGGAACGTTATCTCGCCGCTATGCTTGACATCGGCCTTGACTTCTTCCGGCACCTTGCCGAACGCCGCCGCTATTAGGTCCGGCTGCCGCTTCTTGTCGCTCAGCCACGAACGCGCGATCATCTCGGCATTGGTGGCGATGTGTCCGTCGATGATGATGGGCTGGCCGTTCTTGTCGCGAGCTTCCTCGCGCAGCACCTCGATCGTGAGATTGCGCCACTGGTCGAACTTGCGCGGCCTACCCTTGCGCCAGATACGCGGGTCGCCCTTTACGAAACGCCCGTTGCTCTGCCTATTTTCGCCTGCTACGCTGGACTCTTCGTCGCTCATTCTATCTGCTCGATCTCGATGCCGGGAAACGCCGTCGCCATGCGCTCAAGGATAACGGCGCAGTAGTTAGGCGATATTTCTATGGCGCGGCATTTGCGCTGTAAATTCTGGCAGGCGACAATGGTGCTGCCGCTCCCCGCAAACCAATCGGAAACAATGTTATCAACTTCGCTGTTGTTTTTTATAGCCCGCTCTGCCAATTGAATCGGTTTCTGCGTCGGGTGAAACTCATTTACCGACGATCGATCAATATCCCAAACCGTTATTTCAGTTGTAGGCCCAAACCATCGCGCTGTTTTTCCATGCTTGTAACAGTAATAGCACGGCTCGTGTTTTTGTTTGTACTGTGCCGACAATGCGCCATACTGCGCTTGATTCTTATTCCAGACAATCTCACATCGTATCTCATAACCTGCGGCTGCGGCTGCGGCTGCGGCTGCTATGCCCTTAATTCCAGCGTGCCACAAATAAAGCGCAGCGCGATCGTCGCTATAGTCTGCGGACATTTGACAACACGGCATATATAGATCGGTCGTGCTATCACCTGCCAACTTCTCACGCACTGTTGTGCCGCCATCGTAGTCTACCCCGTATGGAGGATCAGTGAATATCATTTGCGCCTTCTCCCCCATCATCACGCGCTCCACATCCTCCCGCTTCGTGCTATCCCCGCACAGTAGCCGATGCTCACCGATGCGCCACAAGTCGCCTGTCTTAACCTGCCACTTCTCGTTGAGTTCAGCGGCTCGATCGATCTGCGGATCGGCGTCCGCTCTGCCCTGCTGTTCATCCACCTGTAGCATAGTAGCCAGCGCCGCTGCGTCAGCGTTCCACGTCTTGAGCGTGTCAGCATCCATGCCCCAGTCTTTGATCTCGGATAAGTCCCATTGCGCCAATTTGTCCCAGTCCCACGCGCCCGCCGGGATGTTTGCCGCCAGCGTCAGCGCGGCGCGTTCGTCATCGTTCAATGCGCGCTCGCTCTGCCGCGCCTCGACTTCGTAGGCCGCGCCGTAGGCCGCTAGCAATGCGTTGAGCCGCTGGTGCCCGTCGTAGACTTCACCCGCAGGCCCAATAGCGATCGTCTGAAACTGGCCCAGCGTTTGCCACGACTTAATCAACCGCTGCGCCTGCCGATTCGTCATCACGCGGGGATTGTGCTCCCACGGCTGCAAGTCGCCAAGTTTGACAGTTACGTTAGTCCAGAGCATTACCCGCCTGCTCCACGTCGCGCGTCATCGCCTCGATGTCCTTGCTCACGCGCTTGATCGTTGCGTCGATTTCCGCTTGCGTGATGGGCGGCAAATCAGATGTGCCGCCGCTGCCCATCTGGCACAGGTGCGTGTCGTTGCATACAGCGCCGCACGCCGCGCAGTGCTTCACGGCGTCTTCGAGCCGATCGGTTTCCTTATCTTCGCGGATGTAGTCGGTCATTCCGTAGCGCTCCTGTCATCACGCGCGCTATTAGTTTTCATCCACGCCGCGTAGTTTGATGTAGCGCTATCTCCAATCGAAAAAAGTTCCTCAACCTGACCGCATTTTAGGCACTCTCTACGAGACACATCACGCGCCGAAGTTGTTGCTTGCGCGAACAGAAACGAGTCCCAATCATGCTCGCATCCGAACGTTGTATCGCTCACTTGATCATCTCCTTGTGCCACGTCACCGGGTCAATGTAATCAGCCCGCACGCGCTCAAGCGACAAGCCCGGCCAGTCGCAGGGCTTGTCGCCGAGATCGATGCGCGCTACATCATAGTGCAGGTGGTCGCCTTGTGGACCCGCTGGCGTGTAATCAGCGATTACGCCAATCACATCGCCGCGCTTGATCGGAGTGTCCTTTACGACTGACAACGAGCGGTGAATATGCGCGTAGCGCGTCCATACCTTCGAGCCATCCTCAAGCGCGTGCTCGATCACAACCACGTCGCCCTGCCACTCTGGAACCTTGCCGACAAACACAATCACGCCGTCAGC